CGGGCCCCGCCTGGAAGACCGGGATCCCGAGCCCGTTCCGGTCCAGGGCTATCGACTGGACACGCAGCGCCCTGTCCTTCAGCATCCATGGTTTGTAAGCCGGACGAATCAGCGACTGTCCCAGCCAGTTTCCACCCTCGCGCTCGTTCACGTACGCGACCAGCTGGCCGACAGGGATTGGTTCACTGACCCCGTACTGCCGGATCGCGATCAGGCCACCATCGCGGGCCACGTCGAGTCCTGAGATCGTCCGCGGAGGCCGCCAACCGAGCTTGCGGATGTGCGCGAAGCCGGACGTGGAGATCCGGTACGTCTGCTCGAAGAACGAGTGACCGAAGTCAAGTTTCAGCAGCGCGAGCCTGAGGTGCTCGGCCCACGAGAACCGGTCTCGGGTCCGCAGCACAGGCCGCGGCGCCTGGCCGACGATCGGCAGCCCGAGCTCGTCGGCACATGCCTGCACAACCCGTGGCCTGGCGCCATTCGGATCGATCCGCCACGTCGTGCGCTGAATCGGAAGCTTGACGGCCTGCAGCGAGGATCGGACGGTTGAGTCCTGCCGGCGCATCTGGTCATACACCTCGACGCTCTGCGGCCAATGCAGTTCGGGAGTCTCCTCGTCGTCGTCCGGCCACCACTGCATGCCGCTGTACGAGACGACCAGGCCCTTCTCGACCACGGGCGCGCCGGAAGCTACCACGAGTGCCCCCTTCGAGAGATTTCAGAACCTCATGCGTTCGAGTTCATTGACGGTGTTGCCATCGGAGACGACCACCGGAGCCGAGGCCTTCGTGACCGGGGCTGACCGCTTCTGCCACAGCCAGTACGCGCCCTGGGCGCCGACCAGAGGCACCGGGTCGGTACCGCGGGCCCGGCGACGATCAAGGACCTTCGCGCCCGATTCGGTCGGGCGAAGCTTCGACTTCGATGCTGGATCAGTGAGCTGCTTCTGGGAGACGTGGCGGATCCGACAGTCCTTCACCGCGTCGTAGAGCAGGCCCCACGAGGTCAGCACGTCCGCCGGCTTCCACGGCACGACCCGGATCCCGGCCCGCTTCAGCGCGGGCACCAGACCGGCCTCTGGGGCCGCTCCGCCCATCTGCACCGCGACCTGCCAGCGCCGCCGGTGCGGCATCTTCGGATCCGTGAACCACTTCACGACACCCGCCGTGCCCTCGAGGGTCGCGGCGACCTCAATCTGAGGCAGACCATCCGCACGCGTTCCGCACACGGTCACGTACGACCAGGCGCGGTCCTCCGAAACCGTCACGCACGCCGTCGTCCGGCGATCGCGGCTCAGCTTCTCCGACTCCAGCAGCACGCCCAGCACATCCCGTACGGCCGCGCACTTCGCGAACGCCCCCACAGGGAAAGGTCCGGTCAACGCATCATCCGCCCACTGGCACAGCACCTCGGTGCGGAACTCCCACTCGAGGTCAGTCAAGGCCGCCGACAGGATCGACTTCGCCGAGATCATGTACCCCAGCGACGGGTTCGCCTGGGCCCACGCCCGTGGATCCACGACCTCGCACTCGGGCGGCGCGGACCACTCGAAGATCCCGAGATCGTCAGCCGACTCCTCGAGCTCCTTGAGCTCATCTCCCCACGCCTCGAAGTCGTCGAGCTCCAGCTCGGCGACAATTCGCGCGAAATCCTCACGCGACGGCATCTCGTTCGACGCCGGGTCCCGTGCGCAGATCCCGTCCGGATCTCCAAGCCGCTCGTGCGCCTTCTTGCGCAGGAACCGCAACGGCGCCGACGTGATGTCCCCAGCGTTCGACATGGCCCACGTCTGGCCGTTCGGCCGGGCCATCATCGTCTTGACGATCGCCGACCAGGCCTCCCACGTCTGATGCTCGCGCAGTTCGTCCAGGAGCGTCAGATCGCCAGAGAATCCACGCCCGGCCCGCCGGTTCGCCGCCTTCACCTTGTAGCGGCGCTGGTGCCGGTTCGCGCGGGTCAAGACCAGCGCCATCTTCCCGTTCGTGCGGACCGTGTGGTGATGCTCGGCCTTCAAGTCCGGACGCACCGGGAGATCGGTGTCGTCGTCCATCTCCTCGACGAACGAAACGGCCTGCTCCCAGACCGACTCGGCCGCGTCCAGGTCCTGCGCGGTGCCCAGCACCGTCGCCACCTTCAGCACGAACAGGAAGAACAACGCGAGCACGATCGAGACCGTCGACTTGCCGTTCTGACGGGCCACCAGAACCAGCACCGTACGGAACCGGAACCGACCGTTCGGCAGCAGCTCCAGCGCGTGAATCAGGAGCCACTCCTGCCACGGGAACAGCGTCAGCAGCAGCACCTGCGACGCGAACTGGATCGCCGCGAACCCCAGCGACGTTTCCGGAGTCAGTTCGCGCAAGGGAGGCGTGAAAATCCGCGGCTCCGTCGAACCGAACAACCTACCCCGTGGCTTGGGCAGCGAGGGCGGCGACTGCAGCGAGCTTGCCACCACGAACGCCACCACCCATCTCAGCCTCAAGCGGCGCCCCAGACGCCGCAGCACGCGCCGCCGGCGTCAGGCCCAGAGCATCCGCGTACTTCAGGTACGTCGACACGCTCACGTTGTCCAGCTTGCCCGCCGGATTCAGACCGCTCGCGTCGATCGCATCCACCGCGGCCGCCAGCTTCAGCAGAGCCGCCACCGTGCCGGCATCAGGACCCGACGACACCGTCAAGCCAGCCGCCTTCAGAGCCACCCGCGTCGCCTCCAGCACCGGACCCACGACGACCCCCTCCTCACACGTACACGACCGGCCGGGGGTGTTCGATTAAGCGGCACTGTTTGCCACCCTGAAAGGTATACCCCCCCTACAGGCGCCCCGGGAGCGCCTCCGTGAGGGTATACCCCCCCTTAGTAGGTCCCCCCGGTCGGACCGGGGGGAGAGAAACCGGGGCAGGTGCAGTAGGCCGTGTTTTGGGGCGCCGGATTTTTTGATCTTTTGTTCGAATATTATTCCGATTAGCCCTCTGACTAGGGATGATGCGTGTGACCGTGGCGACACAATCGAACAACTCTTAAGACTCACACGGGTGTAGTTCTGAACCCAGCCTCCCTGGGCCTCCGCCTTCCGTACCCCCAGGGGGTAGGGCGCTCCCGCCTGGGATACCCCCCCTATGTATCGTACGCCAGGTGTTCGATTATCGGCTGGCCAGTCGGGGCGGGGACTCGGGGTTCACCCGCTCCGACCAGCTGGCCCCTCCCGCCTAGCGCTCGGGAGGGACGACCATGGGGCGCCTACCAGTCGACTGACGCCTCGGGTTCGACCACGTCGATGCTGGTCCCTGCCTCGCTGTTGCACCCTCGGTGTGCCGCGCCCCTGATGTTGCTCGCAGTCTCGGCGAGGTGTGGGTGTGTGGCGACGGGTAGCCAGTGGGCGACGGTGAACGCGAGGCGGTGGTTGTACGGGAGCGTGTAGTCGATGGGCTGGTGGCAGTAGCAGCATCCCAGCCGTTTGGCGCGTTGGGTGGCTGCGAGTTTCTTCCAGCGGCGGGTTGATCGGCCGGCGTGTTTGGCGATCGTGTGAGGCATGTCACCCCCGGACATGCGAAGAGCGCCGCGGTTGCGTCCGGGCGCTCTGTACGTCGCTGTGATGGTAGGCCTGCTGGTCGGTCATTGTCTAGCACGGTCCTGTGCTGGCGTGTCGCGGACGATGCGGACCTGGTCGAGGTCGAACAGCGCGATCCCTTCGCTGGTGAACGCGATCGGGTGGATCCACTTCTCCTGCTTCCAGTACCGCAGCGTTGACCACGGCACGTCGAGCAGCTGTGCGACTTCCTCGCCTCGCAGGTACTGCGCGCCTCCCAGGGCCTTCAGGTCGGCGGCGATGGTGTACTTCCGTTTGCATCCTGGGCACTCGTACCAGCTGTCGTTGTCCATCGGCTCGAGCAGGGCGCCGCACCACAGGTTGCGACACTTGGGGTGGAACTCTTGGCTGATGCCGAGGGCGGCTTCGATCTCGGCACGGAGGGCGTGCATGTCCTGGGCGAGCTCGGTGACCCACTGCTGGCCGATGAGCCAGGGTGTGGCGAGCTTGATGGCCTGGCACAGCTCGGCGAGGGTGAGCCAGCCGTCGATCAGCGGCGGGTGTTCGCCGGCGTCGGTCATCTCTTCGACGATCATCCGGACCCAGAGTCCGACGCGAGGAATGACGCCGTAACGGTCGAGTATGTCGGTGGCGGTGTTCTTTCCTCTGGGGTCGGTTTCGTGGTATTGGTCGGCGTCTTTCTTCTCAATGTCCAACAGGGTGACGACTTCGATAGAGAGCGGAGGCTTTGATGCGGGTGGTTTGTGTACGCCGCCGCTGGTGCCTTTGATTCCGGTCTTGACGGCGGGCAGGTCGGCGTAGAGCGTGGGGATTTGTTCGAGGTCGTCGTGCAACTTCTCCACGGCTTTGCTGTCGAGCCAGACGGTCATCGGTCCCCCTCGGT